TTATATAAAAGCCCAGTTAATAATGATATCCTCGCCATCTATTTCAATACTATCTATAAGAGAGTGTACAAGCTCTCTTTTTTTGATTAGGTCATCACTTTCTAATATCTCGCTAGCTTCAACTAAAAGCTTCTCAGCTTCATCTTGGCTTAGGTTAGCTGCTTCTGATTCAGTTACCTCTAACTCGTCCGTAAGCGCTTGTTTTTCGCTATTTAGCTTATCCATCCTAGTTAGCACGTCATCAACTGACGATGTTCCCAATTGATATAGGTCTAGCAATCTCTCAACTTGCTTATCTATCTCTTTGATGCGTGTTTCTATCGCAGCATTGTTGTTTTCTTTTTCAGGCTTATCTGATTCAATTTCTTTAATCAAAGTTGGCTCAAAAGCTAGTTTGTTAATTTCATCAAAAATAATCCTATCAAGGTCAACTGTTGCATAAGATTTATTCTTACAATTTGGGTCTATGATCATGTTCTTGGCACTTTTAGCCCTACTATAACAAGTATAATAAGGTCTATACTTACGGTTTTCGCCACGCCCTGAATAATTACCTTTGGCGAAATATCTAGCACCGCAATGATTACAGTAAACCAATCCTGTCAGTACATGTTTCGCTTGAAATGGGCGCTTTTTATTTTTGCCATCACCTTTATTCCAACTAATTTCATTGTAGCGTTTGACCGACTTATTAAATGTATCTTCATCAATAATAGCCTCATGCTTACCTTCGTATAGCTCGCCTTTCCATTCAATCTTGCCTGTGTAGATTGGTTGAGTTAAAGTGTTTCTTACAGTGGAGTGATTTACCCAACTACCATGTTTCGTTGTATATTTTTCTCGCATCATCTTTTGAATTCTAGCAATCGGTAAGCCTTTTTGAAATAACTCATGTACCTTTTTGACTTGCATAGCTTCATATTCATTAATTTGCAAGTAACCATCTATATAGTCATAGCCAATTGGATCATATCCACCACCATGCCAAAAGCCTTCTCTAGCTCTTGCATCCAATCCCATCTGCATACGTTCACGAATCTGTTCACGTTCAAGTTGAGCAAATACGGACAGAATCCCAATCATTGCCCGTCCAAAAGGTGTTGATGTATCAAAGTTTTCTGACATGCTGACAAATTCAACATTATTTTTTAAAAACTCATCTTCAATTAGCAGCAGTGTATCCTTTTGAGACCGTGAAAGTCTATCAAGTTTGTAGACCACTACCGCATTTACTTTCTTATTCTTTATATCTATTAGCATTTGTTTTAATGCGGGGCGTTCAGTATTCGCACCACTAAAGCCGCCATCGGTATATACCTTATAAACAGTCCATCCCTTAGCTGTACAGTAGGCTTTTAATCGTTCTTCCTGCTCACCTACTGAATAACCTTCATTAGCTTGTTCTTGCGTACTTACACGTACATAAATTGCCGTTCTCATATATATATTTCACTCCTATTATGTTAAAATAGGTATGCAAAAAGCACACCATTAAAGTGTTTTTTTGTGTCTAACCTCACTCCTGAGACCGCCAAGTTACAGGGAGTGGGTTTTTTTATTGAAATTCTACTTTATCAAAGCTTTCTACCTTTGTGGTAGGACTATGGAATAGATATTCTTTCTCTTTTCGAACTCTATTAGCGGAGTAACGAATCTTGTATTCTAAGCCATTGTAATTACTATATATATCTTTGATGTTTGCATCATAGTCATATGTAGTAATCCATTTGAAGTCATCTAACTTCTGAATATGATTCTTTAATTCAACATGATTTTCATGATTAAAAAAGTTAGTATATAGATTTTTTCCCTGTTTATAATAGGGAGGATCAAAAAAAATGAAAAGATTGTCAGGATCCTTTTTTATTAAAACATCTGATATAAGTTTGTTTGCTTCAAGGTTATGCAGTTCAATTTTTTCAGAATAAGCACTAATGTTTTTAATTTTTTTGATTAGTGCTGATTTATTAAATCTACAATCGATTAAATACTTTGCTTGTTGACTTTTTCCACCAATTGGCCCTCCGCCAATGATACCTGAAATGTTAGTTCTATTTAAAAATAAGGTAGCAAAGGCTAAATCTATAGAATATTGATTGTTTTCCATATTTAAATGGTAAATCTCTTTTTGATTGTTCCACTCTTGAATAGTTACAGGGGTTTTGAAAATTAATTCGCTTAATCGGTCCCTTTCATGTAAAATTGCGAACCATACACTGTAAATGCCTAAGTCGTAGTCATTTACAATAACAGATTCAACACTACCAGAAAAAAGCAATTCCATTCCAGCTCCAAAACCACCAGAAAAGGGTTCACAATATATTGGTTTATTTAGATTATTAATTTGAATTAAATTATCAACAAATTTTGAAAGTTGTGTTTTCCCACCTGGATATCTAAGTGGAGATTTTGTTACTGGCATCTTAATCACCTCCCTATCATTATAATAATAAAATCTGATTTTTGACATGATTATAAATTTAACTTATTATTGATTGAAAATCCCAATATTTAGGGTTCACTCCATGAAATTCTGCAGTATTTTTAAAGGTAGTATTTAGATTCTTAAAAAATTTATTTACTTCATCAGAATTATTGGGATTAGCTATCCAATCTTTTAATACTAGTTTCCAAAATACATCGTATTTCTTAAATAGGTCTTTATTTTTTTTTCTTCTCATACCTTTTTTACTTTTTTTATCTTTAGCAGCTTCAATTTCCATATCAATTTTTTTAATTTCCGGCAAGATTGTAGATTGGAAATATCTTTTTGTATAACCTAGATTATCTAAAACATCATTTTGCCAAAAAAAGGTTTCTGAATCTTCGTATAGTTTTCTTGAATAATTGAAACAAATAGTTTCTGGAGAATGTTTTCCAGCGAGTGTAATTAGATTTTTATTAAGTTTTTCTTGTCCATTTTGATCGCCATCTAAAATAAATGTAGCTCTTAAAGTTGTTCTCAGCAGATAATCATCTTTAACTAAATTTCGTATTACTTCACTTGATAAATTAGCGTCTACCAGGTGAAAAATATTGTTCAAATCTATTTCGTTCTTTTCTTTATAATATTGAAATAATAACGTTAAAAATATTCTTGCTTCAGAATCCTCTGATATAATTGGTATTTGATTGTTAAGATAAATTTCTCTTTTGGTTTTGTTTTGTAACCACATATTAATTTTTTCAATATCAGGGGACTCCATTTGACGAACACTATCTATCTCATCTAGCAAATAAACAACATTACATTCAGCAGATTTTTTTAAAGCTAATTCTAGAAGTGTCATACTATGACTTGTCATAAATACCTGTATTTTGTACTTTTGTGAGTACTCTAAGAATAAATGAAATAGTGCAATTTGAAATTCTGGATGCAGTGATGCATCTATTTCATCGATAAGCAAAATACTTTCAACTTCATTATCAGAGATAATGCTATCAAAATAAAATCTAAGGGAGATCAACGCAAAAAGAATAATAAATAAATTATCCTCCCCTGCCGAAATAGTATTAGAATCAATACCGTCTTGGTTGGTTGTGAAATTTGCACGATTTTTAATGTCGCCCATACTTTTAAAATTATCAAATTGAATTTGCTGTTGAGTAAAATTGAAATAATGTTCACTTAATAAATCAAGGTATTCATTTGGTAGCTTAGATGAAATAGTTTTGATTAGATTATCATTAGAAAATTCTCCATATGAAAAAAGCCTAAACAGTCCCAAATAAATTACTGGTAAACTGGGCAACGAGTCGCCAGCACCTTTGTTATAGTGTGGCTTTACTGAAAATCTGCGAGAAGCTTCTTGTTCTGAATTATGTCTTCGAAAATTCAAAGTTTTACCATTAAGATAGTTACACGTAAAAAGGGTTCCTTTCACACCAATTGCGGGATCATTATAATTATTATCCCCTCGGGTAAGTGTCTCTAATTTAGGGTTTGCTAATTTATTCATTTGATTAATAACTTTGAGGGCATCCTCATTTTTAATTATAGGATTACTTTTAGTTATTTTTTTGTATGAATTACTAATAATATGCAAAATAGAAGATTTCCCAGTACCGTTAGTACCTGCAATAACATTTAAATTAGTATTAAAATTAATATTTATATTCTTTAATTTTCTATATGCAATAAAATCGATATTCGATAACAAAATGAGTTCTCCTTTCTAGATTAGTTTTAAAAATATTCCAAATAACGAAGCTAAAAATAATAAGGGAATTAAGCACCCTGACTTAGTTGTTTTGTTATAAACTTTGTTGTAAACAGCTTTTTTAGGATTCTTATATATCCCAGTACCTTTTTTACCATAGGTAGGAACTACAGTTTTTTTAACCGCACGTTTAGCCTTGCCAGTTGTTCTAGCTTTTATACGCTTTTTCATATTTGGCTTTCTGTATCCAATTTTCATTAAGCACCTCCGATTATTGGGCTACTTTATAGTTTAAAACGAACTTCCAACTTATCAACTTCTTACAGAACCTTAAATATTACTGTAACGCCTGCCTTAGAAATAAAGCCTTCCGAAGTGCCACTGATTTTAACTATCTCTAGATTATAAGTATTTGCATAATCCGCAATAGAAGAGAAAATAGTTTGAATAGCGTATCTATTATCGTTAATATTCGTAAAACTTTGAGTTATATACTTATTTTTGAATTGTGCAAGTCGAGCTCTTTCGGCATCAATTATAGCTTGTTTTTCTCTTTCTTTTTGTGCTTGCTTTTCTTCTTTATTCCCAAATAAACCCATTTTAGTTCCTCCTATATATGATATATTATATTTTGAAAGATATATGTCCTATCTCAGCTCCCCAGCATTGAGATAGGGCTATTTTATTTTCCCCTGAACTTTATACATATAAATAGCACTTTCAACAATATCCTCTGGTAATTCCAAGTCTTCAGCAATCTCATATAATAGCACAGCATCTTCACTATCCTGGTATCTAGCTATATCATCGACTGGAATAAGTTGGCCATAAGACCATCGCCGAGCCATAGATTCTTCTTTGCCATATTTGTGATAATTAGTAATATTTTTATTCAATGACGTTTTATAATGGCCAACTTCTTCTGCAACAATTGATAATTGGGCTGATAGGGGTTTTCTTTTATTTACGTATATATGATTACCCAAGATCATACCAGATAAATCATCGGGCATATCTTCTTCAAAGTGGAAACACAGCTCACTATCATATTTAGAAATAAAATCTTCTAATTCATTCAAGTAATCACCTACTTTTTATGACGTTCTTTTATTTTCTCTATATAAGCTTTTACCTCAGCTTCTTCTTCATCAGTTAAATTATCATTCTTATGTGCTGCGATTAAGATGTCATCAGCTTCTTCAGATTGTCTTTGTTCTTCAAGTTGTTCCTCTGCGAATTTAAAAACTCTCTTTTGTCTAACAGGTTCTAGATCATTGTATATAGTGTTAATATCACTTAATTGAGTCTTCTCTTTTGAGAATCCTAAAATATAAGCAGATTCTAAATCAAGAGCTTTAGCAAAATCATCTACTTTATTTAAGGGAAATTCTCGTGTGCGATTAAAATATCTAGATATTGCTGATTTAGCCATATCGACGCGTCTAGCAAGTTCACTAATTGATAGACCTTTTTCTTTAGTTCGGTTTTCTATAATAGTAACTATTTCTTCGTTGGTCCTCACTTTGTAACCTCCTCAAATCTTGTTGGTTTGATTATAACACCGTTCCCAAATGGATACAATGAATATGTTTAAAAAAGCATAAAAAATATTTTTTAAAACAAAATGTTGACATTCGAGAACAAACGGAGTATATTTATGTTGTTCCCGAAAGAGAACAAGAAGTGAAAGGAGGTATCTTATGAAACTTAATTTAAAAAGATTACGAGCTGAACGCATTACACAAGGTCTGTCTCAAGAAGAAATGGCTCATCTTATGGGCTGGAAAAGTCGTGGAGCATACGCTAAACGAGAAAATGGCTTCGTTAATATTGGCGCTGATGAATTGGCTCATATGGCAGAAATTTTAGGATATGAAGCGGATGATTTAGGGATTTTTTTTACAGTAAACGTTCCCAAAAGAGAACAATTAATTTGAAAGGAGCATAAAGATGAACGAAATCAAATTATTCAATTTACAAGAAAATGAAGATGGAACAGTAGCAGTAAGTGGACGGGAGCTACACGCATTTCTAGAAGTAGAAACAAAGTATAAAGACTGGTTCCCAAGAATGATTGAATTTGGACTGGTTGATGGAGTGGATTTCAACCCGCTCAAAATTGAGCGAGTTCAATTAGAAGGTAATAGACATGTTACACGTACTATCACGGACCACGTTCTAACAATCGACACCGCAAAAGAAATCTCGATGATCCAGCGAAATGAAAAGGGCAAACAAGCTCGACAATATTTTATTCAAGTCGAAAAAGCTTGGAATAGTCCTGAAATGATTATGAAGCGAGCTTTGCAGATTGCTGACCGTAAAGTAATCGATCTTCAGGAGCAAATAGCACTCGATAAGCCAAAAGTAATCTTTGCTGATGCTGTGTCAGCTAGCCATACTAGCATTTTAGTCGGAGAGCTATCTAAGTTACTTCGCCAAAACGGTATCGACATTGGCCAAAATCGCCTATTCGCTTGGTTGCGTGAAAATGGCTTTCTCATCAAACGTAAAGGTACAGACTTCAATATGCCGACACAATATTCAATGGACCTAGCGTTATTTGAAATTAAAGAACGCACTATCAACAACGCTGATGGATCTATTCGAACTACAAGAACGCCAAAGGTCACTGGTAAAGGTCAGATGTATTTCATTAACAAATTTTTAAAAGAGCTAGAAATGGTATAGGGGGTGTAACCATGATTATTCATATTATGGCAGATGGTACTAAGCGGGATAGCATAAAAGGTTACGTTGTTAAGCTCAATGATAATACGGAAAAAGCATATAAATTACTAGCAGAGGAGAGAAAGAAATGAATCACGACAGCAAGAAATTTTTATATTATGCAATTTTAACAATAGCTTATTTTATCGGTTGGATATCAGCAGTTGAATTCAATTTCAATGGCTATGTTACAACGTTGTTATTTTGGGCGTTAGTTGGAAATGCTTATATGGCATATCAATATGCTAAAACAGCAGACTTATTTGTTGGATTTGAGGAGGAAACAGAATAATGAATGAATTACAAAAATTTAAGGTGTTTACAGACACAATCCAAAAAAATAGAGATAAAGCACTTACTGAAAAAATCAAAAAACTGAAATTTAAATCAAATGGTTTTTCTTTAGGTGGCTTGCCTAGTGACCAATTTCATTACAACAAAGCGATTGACGATGTGCTGCTATTAATTGGCTATGAAGAAGAGGAGAAAGAAAATGGCGAAACAGAAAACGATTGATTTAATTAAAGAACTTAGACACAAGCAGATTCTGGAACATGTTGAAGAATATAGGAAAACTGGTGATACAAGAGCATTAGAAGATATTGATGCGGTAAATGAACACTATGACGATATTTTAAAAGACTTACATACTACTTCAATAATTCTCAAGGCACAAAATTATTCATAAAAAAAGCACCTACTGCAATAGGCGCTAAATAAAACTTAAGTTAAGGAGAGTATACCATGCAAATTAAATTATTAAAAATGACAATTCGAAATTTCAAAGGCATTCAAGCTTACGAGTTAACACCAGAGGGTGAAACAGTAAATGTTCAAGGCGATAACGGTACAGGTAAGACAACGCTGTATGATGCATTCTTATGGGCTTTGTTTGGAAAAAACTCAGCAGACCAATCAGATAGCAAATTTGACTGGAAGCCACTTGATAGCCAAGGGAATGAATTACACCACCTAGAGACAGAGGTAGAAATCACCCTAGACATCGATGGCCAAGAAAAGAAACTAAGTCGAATGATTTCAGAAAACTGGACAAAAAAACGTGGATCTATCGAAGAAACGTTTTCTGGCCACAAGACAACTTTCAAAATTGATGATTTGTCAGTTAAGAAGAAAGAATATACCGACTATTTAGATGACTTAATTGGTGAAGAACGCTTTAAGTTATTAACCAATGTTAACTACTTCCCTGAGGTCCTTGATTGGAAGAAACGTCGTGAAGTCCTAATTGAAATGGTTGGAGATATTACCGATGCAGATGTTATTGCTTCAAATAATGATTTAAAACCACTTACAGAGCTTTTAAAGGGCAAGTCAGCAGAAGAACTAATGAAACTAACTAAACAGCAAATGAAGCAAGCTAATGACGATATCAAGGCATTACCGAGCCGAATTGATGAAGTGGATAGAAGTTTGCCTGACTTAACTGGCTTAGATAGGAAACAGCTACATACTGATGAATCAGCTAAAGAACAACTAATCAGTCAGTACCAAGAAGATATCGCAAATATCAAGAATGGCGATGGTCAAAGTAAGTTGAAAAATGACTTGGCTAACAAACAACTAGAATATCGTGAAGCTTTATCTGACTATAAGGACCAACTAAAAGAAGAATATTCTGGCTTTGAGGAAATGCTGCAAGCTAAACAAACTGAAAAAAATGAGCTAGTAATGCAGTTAACAGAGGCTAACAACAAGATACAACAAGCTAACTTTAACCTTAAAAATGTCACAAAAGAGATTGAAGCCACAACAGCAGAAAAAGACCGCTTATCTAAACAGTTCTTTGAGGTCAGAGATGAAGTAATGCCTAGCTTTGATGAACATCGAACAACATGTAAGATGTGTGGCCAAGAATTACCTGGTGATCAAATTGAAGAAATCAGAGCAAACTATCAAAAAGAAGTAGAAGAATTTAATCAAGATAAAGCTACAAAGCTTGAAGATATCCAAGTAAAAGGTAAAGAAAAAGCCATGAAAATCAAGGATCTCGAAGAAACGGTTGAATCATTTGAAAAACAGAAATTGGATATCAATAGTGCAATTGGAAAGCTTGAAAAAGGTATCGCTGATATAGATGAATCTATTGCCCAAATTCAAACAGAAATCAAATCTATTAAAGATGACCAAAAACCGTTTGAGGATACTGAACTTGGTCAAAAGCTAACTAAAGAAGGTAAAGACATTCAAGCCAAAATCGATGCGGGTGATGCTAACCATGAAGATGATATAGCGTTATTAAACGAGAAAATCGACATCGTTAAGGCTGAATTAATTCTCATTAACGATGATCTATATAAATTCACGGCATACGCTAACCAATCTAAACGTAAACAAGAGCTTATCGACAGTGAGAAAGAGATTTCAGCCCATTATGGAGAATTACAGAATCAACTGTACTTGCTGGAAGAGTTCACCAGAGCCAAAGTCAATCTTCTAACTGACGCAATCAATGACAAATTCAAGTTCGTTAAATTTAAGTTATTTGAAGAAAACATCAACGGTGGCCTTGAAGAAGTATGTGAGCCAACGGTTGACGGTAATAACTACTCAACAGGATTGAATAACGCAGCACGAATCAATGCAGGTCTAGATATCATCAATACCTTGATGGACTACTACCAAACAAAAGTACCAGTGTTTATTGATAACGCAGAAGGTGTTAACGAGTTAATCGGCATCGACACACAACTAATCACTTTATCAGTTTCAAAACATAAAAATCTAAATGTAACGACTTTATAGGAGGCAAAGCAATATGACAAACCAACTAGTTAATCAAAATAATTCAGTTCAAGGACTACTTAAAAACCCCGCCATTCAAAAGAAATTCAATGACGTATTAAAAGATAAATCAAACAGTTTCACTTCAAGCTTAATCAGTTTAGTAAATGGTGATGGAAATCTTTCTGATTCAGAACCTATGAGTATCGTCGCTAGTGCGATGCAAGCAGCTCAATTAGACTTACCAATCGAAAAACAATTCGGATTTGCCTATATTGTCCCATTCAATGCTAAGAACAAACAAACGGGACAATGGGAGAAAAAAGCACAATTCATGCTTGGATATCGTGGATATATCCAATTAGCACAGCGCTCAGGGCAATACCAATCAATCAATGTAATCAATGTATATGATGGCCAACTAGAAAGTTGGAATCCACTTACTGAACAAGCAAAATTCAATCCTGACAATCAAATTAGTGATGAAGTTGTTGGCTATATTGGTTACTTTAAACTGCTGAACGGCTTTGAGAAAACCACTTACTGGACTAGAGAGCAAGTTGAAAAGCACCGTATTGAAAACAACAAAGGAAAAGACAAGCGGAAGCTTACAGGTGTATGGGCATCAAACTATGATGCTATGGCGCAAAAAACAGTGCTTAGAAACCTTTTAAGCAAGTGGGGTATCTTATCCATCGAAATGCAACAAGGGGTGCTAGCAGACGATACAGTTAGCGATATCGATAATAATGGACAAATCCAACGAGTAGATGTGACTGAGTCTGTTGACGATGTACAAGTAGAGATTAATCAACACGCTAACACAGAAGAATTAGACTTCAACCAGTCAGAAGATCCATTCCCAGTCCAAGAAGAACAGATATCACCTAAATCAAACAACATCAAACCAAAGTCCGAAACTACACCAGCAAGTAAAGGCTTTGAAGATATTGAACCTGGCTTCTAATCATGCTAGAAATTAAAACTTTTGGCTCAAGCTCAAATGGTAACTGTTACTTGTTGAAAGACGGTGACAGCTACCTATTGCTTGAAGCTGGCATACAACCAAAAAGAATGCAACTAGATTGGTCAAAAGTAGAAGGAGTGCTTATCAGTCATGAACACCAAGACCATGCAAAATATGCAAAAGAAATCATTAAGCGAACAGGAGCAGATTTATATTGCTCAGAAGGTACGAGCAGCGTACTCAGAGGTGTACCAAGCCATAGAATCCATGTGGCCAGTAGTAAAAGAAGCTTTAGTATCGGTGGTTGGAAAATTATGCCGTTTGACGTTGAACACGATGCTAAAGAGCCTTTGGCTTTCCTCATCGAAACGCCTACTAAGCGGAGAGTACTGTTTGCAACGGACACCTATTATATTCGATATAAATTTACTGGCATCACTCATCTAATGATTGAGTGTAATTACAGCCTAGAAATTTTAGAACGTAATTATCAGCATAGAAAAATTGATAAAAAGCAGCGTAATCGGATTATTACAAGTCACTTTGAATTGAACAACGTAAGACAATTTTTGCAATCTAATGACTTGTCAAAATTACAAGAAGTTCACTTGTTGCATTTGAGTGATAGAAATTCAGATGCAGAGCAGTTTAAACGAGAAATACAGGCGATTGTTGGAGTTCCAACATACATAGCAGAGTAGGAGGTGAAGGTATGGCCAAGAGAGTAGTTAGCACAGTATTTTGGGAAGATGAGAAGGTAGTTGATATGTTTTCGCCAGAGGATAAGTATTTCATGCTTTACCTGCTGACTAATCCCAGAACAACATCAATAGGCATATATGCGCTACCAGTCAAGATAGCAGCATTTGACCTTGGTTATTCGATTGATTCAGTAAAGGTTCTGCTAGAGCGATTTGAGAACAAATACAAGATGATTGTGTACTCAAAAGAGCAACAAGAAGTAGCGGTACTGAATACTTTGAGATATTCAATTTCAAAAGGTGGTAAGCCCATTGAAGATATGGTTTTACGTGAGATTGAAAAAGTTAAAAACATCAGTTCTTTAGAAATGACTCATAGCCGAATGATTGAATGGTGGTCAATTTCTGGACGGGATATTGATTTTAAGATTAAAGAGATCTTTGAAAAAGAAATTTTTAAAAGAAAAGAAGCAAAAGAAAATAATACTAATAATAAAGCTAATACTAATACTAATACTAATACCGATACGGTCGACGTATCGTGCAACGATTCGCTAACCGATACGTTAGAAAATTCGGTAGCACCATCGGAAGAACAGGTTGGTGTCATCGGTGCCATTGATTTTTACCAACAAAATTTTGGTGTCTTGAATCCTTACACCAGTCAACAAATAGTTGATGCGATAGATACCTTTAACGATGACATTGTCATCAAAGCTATGCAGATAGCACTAGACAACAATGCACGTAACTATAACTATGTTCGAGCCATATTGAAAAAGTGGTACGAAAACAATGCGACAACCATTGAGGATATTGATGCGCTAGAACTTGAACACAAAAATAAACAGGCTAAAAAGTCTTATAACAAACCACAGAAAGAATCTGTAGCACCTAAATGGCTAAGTAGTGATCAACGACAAAAGAAATATCAAGGTGATGTGGAAGCAAACGCACAAAAAGAGATGACTGATGACGAATTAGCAGCAATTGAGGAATTAAAAAAATCAGTATTAGGTGGTGAGTAAGTGGCAATTAGAAATAAATACGGCGCTAAGAAAGTGATTGTTGACGATATTAACTTTGATAGTAAGGCAGAAGCAGCCTTTTACAGGTACCTGAAACTATTGCAGAAAATTGGCGAAGTAAAGAGTTTTGAAATGCAAGTGCCTTTCATTCTTCAAGAAAGTTTTGGGCATCCAACTTTGAAGACTAAGGCAGGTAAGCCTAGGAAAGTTTCAGAAATTAAGTATGTGACCGATTTCGTTGTTAGATTTTCAGACGGAACAGAGCGAGTAATAGATGTTAAGGGTGTGCAGACACAAGTTTTTAAATTAAAAGCGCGTATATATATTAAGAAATTTGGGCCTTTATATATAGCTACACAAAAAGGTAGAAATTGGGAAGTAGAGGAGTTTTAAACATGAAATATGAATTGGGAGATAGAGTTAGAATCAGTGCTTGTTATAAACGAAAATTGCTATCTGAGCAACTTAAAGACGATGGCATTGAGACTTACTTAGAAGAGTACCTAGAATCCAATGATATGGCTGGTGACTGCTATACCTTTATTAAATACAACCGAGAAGATATTGATGAAACAGGATATATCGCTGGCGTGAGAACTATCAAAATTTCAGCTGACTTGACATATAGCTATGGAGATAATCCGTTTGACAGGGAAGGTGTATACCAAGAATCTGAAAAATATAAGAAATTTTATCTAGTTGCCACAAGAATGAACATGTTTAGATACGTTGATTTTGATGATATTGAGTATATAGGAGGAGCAAACGAATGACAAAAATCAAAATCAACGAAAAGTATCACATTGAAGTTGACCGGTACAACTACACATTGGTCGAAACTATTAAATACGTGAACAAAAAAGGCGAAGCTGATGAACGTGACAATCCACTTGGATATTACCCAGCGTTACAAAATGCACTTGTTGCTTTGAGCCATTTAATGGCTGTTGAAGAGCGAGAAGCGTACTCGATATCCGAATACATTAGCCAGTCAATTGAAAGCTCAAAAACAATACGTAACAGCCTTAAATTGAAAGTTAAGGACTTGGAGGAACTAAAATGATGAATTCGGTGCAATTAATCGGCAGATTAACCAAAGATATAGATTTGAGATACACACAATCAGGTACAGCTGTCGGATCGTTCAATTTAGCAGTGGAACGAAACTTTAAAAATGCAGACGGAGAACGTGAAACAGACTTTATTCGTTGCCAGATTTGGCGAAAAGCAGCAGAAAATTTTGCTAAATTCACTAAGAAAGGGTCATTGGTAGGTTTAGAGGGTAAACTCCAAACTCGAAACTATGAGAACAACCAAGGTCAACGAGTGTACGTTACAGAGGTAGTTATCGAAAACTTCAGTTTGCTAGAGAGCAAGAAAGATAGCCAAAATAATAACGCTAGTGGCACTCAAAATAACGGCATGGGTGAATACAACCAACAAACACAAAACACCGCACAGGGGCAGTATGGGGCAAATAGCGCTAGTCAGTTTGGTGGTTTTGCTAATCAACAAAATAGCATCAACGTAACAGATGATCAGTTACCGTTTTAGGAGGATAGAATATGAATTACTTATCAACTAGAGATTTATACAAATTACTGTCTTTTGAATTTGACATGACCCAAACCAAAATGCGTGAAGATTGCGAAGTAAGGATGTTCCTATGGCATAAAGACGAAGATATTAAGGATATGCTACCTAAAATTGACAAAGGATTAGCCCAGCTTTTTGGACATGATTATCGTAGTCCTGAAAACATCAGGAAGTATGAGCGCCACAGAAACATTGCACGCGATATTGACCCGAATATAATCGCTCAATACCGAATTGATAATGGCTATAGCATTAGTAAACTAGCAAGTTTAGCAGACATACCATACGAAACTGTCCGCAAAATAGAAAATTCAATTTCAGAGATTTCATCTTGGAGACAGTATCAGAATTTAGCAACGATTATTGGCAATGATTTATTAAAAGCTGATAGCAAGTATAAAGAGCGAAAAGACAAAAATCGCAAGCCTAAGAAGAGATCCATTACTTTTAAAAATATTGCAACAAGAGGTAGTAAATTGAGTTGGGAAATTGGTCATAAGGTAGTTTATTAGGAGGCAAATAATGGTGAGTAAAGTTATTCTAGAAGATCCATTGACACATTTAAGACGTGAAAGAGAACGCTGCTTAAGCGAACGAGAATTATACGAATCCCGTCTGTTTGACTTAATAGACACGGTGATAGTAATTAATCAGACTATTTTAAATTATGACAAAGCCATTGAAAATTTAGAGGAGGAGCAGGTGGAATGATGTGGATACTGATTATTATTGGCTTCATATTTGTTAGCGGTTGGCTAGCACTTATGGCTTGCTTTACTAATGATTTTAAAACCTTAGCTAACTATGAAGATATGGATATTAAGGAGATGCAGGAACACCGTAAACGTATGAAAAAACTATAAAAAATAATAAAAGCCGGATTTTCCGGCTTCGATTGATTCAAAAGGTAAAGCAGATGAATTGTTGAAACGTGTTCATTATCGTAACCAACAGGACCTATCGACACCTAAGCAAATACGTCAACTTGAACAGATTGGCTACAACAATGTGGCTAACTGGAAGTTTGACCAAGCTAAAGTTTTAATAGATCAAATCGCTGCAAACAAGTGGCGTAGCATTCATTCAAAAGCACAGGCAGTAGTCTATCAGCCTAGTTAGGAGAAAAATATATGATAACCCTTCTTAATATAATAATTACAATTTTTATCAACCTATTAATACTCAATTTCTACTCTAAATCATTAGCAGAAGAATTAAAAAAAATCGAACAAAGAATAGACAGAAAATTAAGAATACATAACAAACTCACAAAATGACTTTCCAAGTGGAGTAACTTCAATATGTCCTTTCTCGAATGAATATTCATATTTCTCTAAATCAAGATGATAATAATTTTGATTCTTTGTGTGCATGAAATATGAATTCTCAAATTGATCGTATAATTCTTTAAAGTAAGGGGCGGATAAATATGAGCCTTTATTTATCTGAATTAAATTAGCAGCTTCCATCAATGAAATTTCTAGCTGGTTATGCATTGTTAAATCATTTTTCAATATAACAATGTTCTTCTCTAATGCACTAGTAGCATAGACATTAGGGCCCTTCTCTTTGGTAAAAATACTTGCAGTAGGAGACAGATGCGCAGGTGACTCAAATAATGTTTTTAAAGTATTAGCTTCTCTTATTGTCATATTTGCAAGTATTTCAGAATATCTTGGGGTAATATCAAAGTTTTTTCTATCATCCAGAGTATTAGAAATAAGATTAGCAAAATATTCACGCATTTGTTCTTGGTTCAGTTGATATTTTGAGTCTTCTAAAGCTTTTAGCGCTACTCCCATTTTTGATTCATCTCGATTTTCTACCGGAATTTCATTAGTTTTGATATTTATTTTTTCTGCAAAGTCATTAAGTTCCTTATCTTTAGCTATATTAAATTTCCTGACTGGCCCTAAAGTTAAATTAAATATCCCATTTAAAATATCTCCAAACGCTGTACCAATAGCAGATGATGCAGGATGAAATAATGCATTTAGACTATCATCAGGAACAATTTTTATTAAATCTTGTTCTTCCATAAAATTTCACTCCTTAAATTAAATTAACCAAATTATATCAGAAAGTAGGTGTCTAGTTTGCTGTTTCCAGAAGTTAATGAAAAAGCAACAAAAGATAAAGTTGATAGTCTACTAAAGAACTATCATAAGATTAGACGTCTTTCAGGCATGCCAATTGAGCAGAAGGTCACAGCAACATATAGCCTAGATCCCAAAAGCTTTACGGGTATGAATTCAAGTGCAATTGAGAATGGGACTATTAAGAAATTAGATGCAGTTAGTTTATATCGTGATATCAATGCTGCCATTAATACATTGGATGCTTACTCTAGAAAACGCATATACAATAAGTACATCAATTCAACTAGGTTTTATGATTATGAGGTTTATAGCGCTGAAAACATCAGCGAAGCAACCTATTACCGTGAAGTTAGCAAAGCTATGATAGAATTCGCAGAAGCTTTTCAAAGTGGTATTTTGCTAGTTTTTGAAAATGAGTGATTATTGAAAGATGTGTGATTGAGAAACATAGTATTATGCTAATTGAGATAAGTGGCTAATGCTTATCTCTACTATGGATCACCATTCTAAGGAATGCAGTAAAGTCCTATCGCCACGGAAATGGAAAAGGTAGGCAGAGCTGGCAGTGGTCAGCATTATATACAAGTAGCTATGATTGGTATCGACTAAAGTCAGCACGCTTTAGTAAGGGTTCGATTCCCTTGTTAGTTATAGCAAGGCACAGCCAGCTCAAATAAATGCACATTTAATCATCACTGACTAACCTTGCTTATTGAAAACTGCACAACGCCGATAGAGTAACCATGTTTGGTAGCTACTTACGTGGTTGTCCTAAAACCAATTAGACTTGGACTTGACGAAGTTCAAAGGTGCAATTGGACTCACAAGCTCTGGGGTTGTGTAGTTTTGAGTAATATCGCTCAGTTGGTAGTCATCCTTAGGGGTGGCTTTTTTTAATACTTTGAAAGGGGTGGTTCATTGGCAAAGGACGAATACGGCCTAACGCTTAAACAACGTGCCTTTGCTGACGAATACATCGCTAATGGTGGCAATGGTACAAAGGCATACTTCGTTGCTTATCCTAGTACGAAGAAAGAAATAACAGCTAGATCTAATGCAAGCAAACTACTGACAAACACCAACATTTTAAAATATATTGAAGAACAAACTAAAATGACGTTCGCCGAAAGGGGTATGGTCAGTAGAAATGCTATTAATCACTTGATTGATTTAGCTATGGGTATAGAAACAACATCACGATCAACTGTCTATAACAATATCACAGAGGAGTTAGAACAAGATGTAACGTATACTAACTCAGCTCCTCCAAAGGTGCAGGTAGAAGCTATGGCATTATTGATGAAATATCTGGGTGCTGACGATGTGAATAAAGACTTAACACGCAAACGCTTAGAGATTGAAATCAAACGAGCAGATGCTGAAGCAAAAGTTTCTCAAAATAAAGCAGATAAGCTTACGAGTGATGAACATACTGATGAGTTGCTTAAAGCGTTGATAAACCCACCAGTTAAGGAGGATAGCCATGACGATACAGTTTAGTCCTAAACAAGCAGAAAATATAACTGCTGATATCGAGGGAGTTACCTTTGAACTTAATGAGGGTACAATTCGCTCGGGTAAAACCATGAGCGATTGCTTTAAGATGGCTAGAATCTATGCGCAAAGTCCTGATTTAAATCACTTAGTGTTGGCTTATAACCAAGAACAAGCTTTTAGGATGTTTATTGATGGTGAAGGTTATGGATTGATGCATATATTCAAACGTAATAGCGTATTGAAGCATGATGAACATGGGGATCATTTGTCTATTATGTTCCCAACTGGTGAGAAACGTATTTACTACAAGGGTGGCGGTAAGGTTAATGCCGTTGGTGCTATCACAGGTATGAGTTTTGGGACTGTGGCTTTCCTTGAATTTAACTTACTCAACCCACAGGTAATCGCTGAAAGCTTTAGACGTACGCTTGCTAGTGGTATGAGGTTTCACTTAGGTGAGCAGAACCCTCCAGCGCCTAATCATCCTAATTTAGAGTTGTTAGAGCAATTTAAAAAGACTGGTGGCTATCGCTTTAGACATTGGCGACCAACTGACAACCCAATATTAACTGGACAACGGTTGGAAGAGTGGGAAATGCAGACAAAGACGTCAGAGTATCTATATAAGCGTGACTGGCTAGGTGAGCGTGTAATGCCTGAGGGTGTTATCTATTCCATGTTTGACCAGGAGAAGCATGTTGTAGATAAAGTGAAGGGTAATGTAGTCGAGACCTTCTTCACGACCGATGCGGGACAATCTGATGCAACTACCTGCGCCTTTTGGGCTGTTAGCTTCTTCAATGGAGAACCGCACTTATGGCGACTGGCTAACTACTACCATAGCGGGGCTGAGACAGGCCGTGTTAAAGCAATGAGTGTGTATGCTAAAGAAATAAAAATATTTGTGGAATGGTGCTACAACAAATACAGAAACTATCCACACTGGAATTATTTCTTTGTGGACCCTGCTGCTAAATCATTACGTGAGGAGTTAACACTTGTTGATATACCAACAGATAAGGCGGATAACAACTCTAGTGACAAGGTTTCAAGCAACGGTACAAAGATAGAAGTTGGTATTGAGCGTGGGCAATCGTTATTAGAGCGTGAGCAAGTTCATTTTGTAAATACTGATGAGTATGATCATTACTCACTCATCAAAGAGTTTGGTATGTATGTTAGAAATGATAATGGTCTGCCAGTTGATAAAAATAACCATGCTTGTGACGAGTTTAGATACGGTAATAATTATTTCTATAAAACATATGTAAAGTAGGTGAAATATGTTTGAACGATTCTTTAATTTCTTTAGAAGAGGGGGTGCAAAGCTAGGTATGGTAGAACAATTAAGCAATATTACAGACCATCAAAAGATTGGTGTTAAGCAAATTGAATACACTCGTATAGCTGAAAATGAGCGTATTTATGGCGCTAAGTTTAAGAATGTGGAATATATCAATAGTCACGGTGTCAGCACAGAACGACCTTTTAAATCAATCAACGTAGCTAAAATTGTGGCTAGGAAGATGGCTAAGTTAGTATTCAACGAGGGCGTCTCAATCGACATTGAACAAGAAGCGGAGAACGAGTTTATTCAAGACGTTTTCAATGATAGTCGTTTCATCAAAAACTTCGGTGAACAGCTTGAAGCTGGATATGCTATTGGGGGCTTAGTACTTCGTCCATATGTTGATACAAGCACAGGGAAAGTCAAAATTAGCTTTGTACAAGCGGACAGCTTTTATCCCCTTGAAACAAACACCAACGACATCACAGAGGGCGCTATTGCTCACAGAACAGTGGTTACTGAGGGTAAAAAGACTTTCTATTACACCTTGTTAGAGTTTCATGAGTGGAACGGACGTAACTATCAAATCTCAAACGAATTGTACCAATCAGAATATGCAGGCGTAGTTGGTGTTAAAGTTCCATTGACTACATTGGACAAGTACGCAGAGCTTGAAGAAGTTGTGGAGTTGGAAAATTTTACACGTCCTGTATTTGTGTATATCAAATTAGCTGGACGTAACAATATCGACTTAGACAGTCCATTGAGTTTAGGTATTATCGACAATTCTAAAAAGCAGTTCATTGATATTAATGAAAAGTATGATCAGTTTATGTGGGAAGTGTCCGAAGCTGGACGTAAGATCATTGCTTCTGATGAGTTCTTTAAAGTTAGATATGACGGCAATGGTAAGAGAATAGAAAACTTTGATAATAAAACATCAGTCTTCCATAAGATGAGAACAGATGACCCGACTTTAAGCGAGTTTAGCCCGGCGTTAAGACAGGAACAGTTTATCGAAACGATAAATTTCATTTTACGAATTATCGAATTACAAACAGGTTTGAGCTCTGGAACGTTTAGCTTTGACGGTCAATCAGTTAAAACAGCAACGGAAGTTGTTTCTGAAAATAGCGAAACATATGCTACACGTTCAGACAATATCTTAGTTGTTGAACAAGCCTTAAAAGAGCTGATAATTACAATCTTTGACCTTGCGGCAGCTTACGAATTACACTCGTTGCCTGAAAAACTTGACATCAATATTGATTTTGATGACGGTATTTTCCAATCGCAAGAAAGCAAACTTGAGTATTACGGTAAGGCAACTACTTACCAATTAATACCTAAGGTTATTTCAATGCAGAGAATGTATGGAATTAGTGAGGACGAGGCAGGCGAGTGGTTGAAGATGATTAATGCAGAAACTATGGGAGCTGACCCACTGGCTAAAGACCAACAAGTAGAGGCAACGTTATTTGGCGAAGAGGAGTGATCTAATTGGCAGACAAGATTACACCGCACCAATTAGACCTGTACAGTGCTAATATGGCTAGCCTTTATAATTCGCTTGAAGGCGAGATTTTAAGAATACTTATCAACCGTTTGCGTGGCGGTAGTAGCAATATTACTGTGTGGCAAGCGGAAAAATTACGTGACTTGCATTTGTTTAATGATGAAGTGGCAGCGGAATTATCCAAATTAACGGGGGTTGCTTATGCAGAAATCGAACGCATGTTTCAAGAAACTGGTATTGAAATGGTTAATGACATTGACAGCTACATGCCTTATCAAATTCTACCAGTACCTACAACCATAGATAATGTGATGAGAGGGTATTTTGAACAGTCGTGGAGTGAGATTGATAATTATGTTAATCAAACGCTTGTAAGAACCAACTATGGTTATAAGTCAATAGCTACTATCACTTACCAAAATGCCTTAAATCGAACAACTGCATATTTCCTAACTGGCATGAACACCATTGATGAAGCTTTAGAAAAAGCAATAGCCGAAATGGCTCAACAAGGTATTAGAACGACACTGGTTGATAAAGGTGGCCATACATGGAGCTTAGAGCGCTATGTGCGTACCGTTTTAAAGTCGACTAGTAGCAATGCCTATAATCAGATTAGAACGGAGCGTATGAGCGAATATGGCGTGCATACGGTACAAGTCACTAGTCATATGGGAGCAAGGGACGCATGTTCGAAGATACAGGGCAATGTAGTTGATTTAAGACCACCCGAGGCGCTTCCGATTGATAGTAAGTACAAAAGTATATATGACGGCTATTGGAACGCTGAATATGGAGAAGCAGGCGGTCACAGGGGCATTAATTGTGCTCACTTGCATATACCGTTTATTGATGGTGTAAACACTAACAACCAACCGCAATTTGACGAAAAAGAAAACGCAGAAGTTGCGAGAAATCGGGACAGACAGCGTGAACTTGAACGTCGAATCGTCAAATACAAGAAAAACCTAATGGTTGCTGAACGTATGGAAAGCCTGAACGCTGAACACTGGCATTCGATGGTAAGCAAGTCACAGAAAGCTATGCGTGACCACTTAAAAGAGAATGGTAAACACTTACGCAGGAATTACAAACGAGAGAAGGTGTACACACCCTTGAATAATTTGTTGCTTGATTTTAGTTACAGTGATTTTTAGGAGTGTGATCCATATGCTGAAAAATGCAGGTATCTAAATTTTGAATACGATGAAAACAAAAAAGGAGATTGAATAATGGGAACTAAAGAATTTATTGAAAAGTGTCAACAATTAGTAGCTGAATATGCCAACAGCCATTTAGATGTAACGGACGGTGCCAAAAAGTTAACTGCTGATGAAGTGTACGTTGTTTGGTCGGTTAAAGCGTTACAGAATAGCAAGGCTTTATTAAGTACACCGTTGCCTGACGGTATGTACTACGAAGTTACTTATAATGGCGATGAAAATGAAATTTACTTCGATGCCTACAAGAAGTTTGAAAACAAAAAGATTGAATTATAACCATTAGCAAACGCTAGTGGTTTTTATTTTGTCCTAAATACGACAATAAACTGTTTCCACATACGGTGGCTAACTGGCATAGACATACGGTCTTAAAACGGAGGTAATACAATGAAATTAGATAAAGCACCAATTAAATTTAATCTACAATACTTTGCTGACGGCGGTGAAGCTGACGGTGCGCAGGAAGCTAACGAAACCGCAAACGAAGAAGTAGAAAACGTCCTACCGCAAGCAGAAGTTGATAAGCTGATTGCTCAAAACAAAAACAAAGGCAAATCAGAGGGTCAGAAAGAACTTTTGAAGTCTTTAGGGTATGACAAGGTAGACGACTTAAAAGCAGTTTTAAATACCGTTAAAGAGGCGGAAGAAGCTAATAAGTCTGACCTTGAGAAAGCTAACGGGCAATTAGAAAGTAAGAACACGACTATTTCAGAATTAGAAAACACAGTTAAAACCTTACAAGCAACTAATGCAGCATTAGGATTAGGTGTTAAAGCAGATTCAGTTGATGACGTGATTGCACTAGCAACTCGCCAAGTTGACGAAGAAACGGATATTGACCAAGCAATTAAAAATGTGATTGAAAAATATCCCAACTTTTCAGAAACGGCTGAGGTTGAAGAAAATGGCGAACAAAAAAAACCGAGCATTTTCACTGGTGGCAATCCGGCAAGTGGCGGTAAAGAGAGTGACGCTTTTAACGAGGCGTTTGGCAAGTTTAAATAGAAAAAAGGAGATAGATAAACATGGCTATTAAATTATATACAAAACAATATGCAGGTCAGTTGCCTGACATTTTCGAAAAACGAGCACGTTTCATGCGTGTATTCGGTGGTCAATTACAAACAATTCAAGGTGCAGAAGCTGATTCTGACTACTTAAATATTAAAATTTCAGACACTGATGTTGTTATCCAAGACTACAATACAAGTGAGAATGTGGCATTTGGTACTGGTACAGGTAGTTCTAATCGTTTCGGACCTCGTAAAGAAATCAAGTCAACTGACTTACAAGTTCCTTTCGACACACCATTATCAATTCACGAAGGTATCGATCGCTTTACTGTAAATGACATTCCAGAACAAGTCGTTGCAGAACGTTTAGCGTTGCATGCAGTAGCATGGGCAGAGCGTGCTGACACAACTTTCAGTGAAGAAATTTCAAAGAATGCTCACTTAGCTTTAACTGGCGAATTGACAGAAGCGGGAGTAACTAAAGTCTTCAATGACGCTCGTAAAGCATTTGTTCAAAACAAAGTTTCTCAAACTGTTAACAAAGTGGCTTATGTGACATCAGACGTTTACAACCTATTGGTTGATAGTGAATTAGCTAAAACTGATAAGAATTCTAGCGTGAACGTTGATAACGGTACTTTATACCGCTTTAAAGGTTTCGACTTAGAGGAAGTGGAAGATGATAAGTTCCAAGGTGACGAAAATGTATACTTTGTTGCTGACAACGTTGGTCAAGCTTCTGTTGGTATTCCAGTTACTCGTGTAATTGATTCAGAGGACTTTGCAGGTACAGCTATCCAAGGTGCTGGTAAGTTAGGTAAATATATTCCAGAGAAGAACAAGAAAGCGATTGTTAAAGCAACTTTAACAGCGCCAGGAGCATAGAATTATAGGGGCTACATGCCCCTTTTTGTGTTTTAAGGAGATGAAAACATGGTTAAACAAGTAGCAAATTTAGATTTCGTTGCGAAACAAGAAGGTAACAAACTAATTAAAGCAAACGAAGAATTTGAAATGACTTTAGAACGATCTAAAGAAGTACAAGATAAATTGCGTGAACGAGCTGAAAACAAGGAAATTCATGCGGTTTACAAAAACTTTGAGATTATTCGAGTAGAGGAAGAAGCAGAAGAAAAACCTAAAAAGGCAACAAAAACAAGTAAAACTGGAGAGGACAAGTAGTCCTCACAAGGAGTGATTACATGTACTTAACAGAATACGAATATAAAGAAATTACAGGCGAAGATTTTCAAGGGCGTGAGTTTTTAAAACTACTTCCGCGAGCGGAAGGTGTTCTAAATATGATTACTAACTATTTCTACATCGAACACGACTTAGAAACAGATAACGATTTTCGCAAAAATCAATTCAAGTTAGCTTTGTGTGCTCAAATCCTACACTATATGGAGTCGGGAGTATCGACCACCGCTGGGGCTAATCAAATGCCTAGCTCATGGAGTATCGGGCGGACGACTATCAATAATGGTGGGAATTCAAGTACTGGCAACGGTACTGGCGATACATTAATACCTAATGAGGTATACACCTATCTAAGTGGTACTGGCTTACTGTACAGAGGAGTTGATAAACGTGTTTAAACCGCCTAAAAGTGTTTTAAACGAGTCCTTAGATTACCTAGAATATAAAGGTACTGACCGATACAATGAGCCGTCATACGCAGAGTCAGTGACGATTGAATACGTACGAATTGACCGTACAAGTAACTATACTTCTGGTACTGGTGGAGAAACGCTATTATGGAACGCAATTGTGTTCTGTTTCAATGGTGTATCTACTAACTTACCAGAAATGTTTAAGGAAAAATCAATTGTTAGGTTTGACGGCAAAGACCACATCATCAATAAGGTAGCAACCACTAAAGAGCCTTATGCAAATGCTACTTACAGCTTTGAACTGGAGGTAATCTAATGGGAGCTAATATTGATGTTGATTTTACGGATATTTACTCATCTTTAAACGGAGCTAATTCCTCAAAAGCGAGATATGCCATGGGTAATCAGATGATACAAGATATGAACAGATACGTACCTAAAGAAAGTGGCGACCTAAGACAGCAAGTAATGTTGACTGGTGACAATGACACGATTGTTTACAATTCCGTGTACGCCAGACGACACTTTTATGCCCCAGGCGGTTGGAACTACACCACACCAGGAACTGGCCCACGGTGGGACGAAAAAGGTAGAGCTAATCATATTGTAGATTGGAAGAATGTTTATGTGAAAGGGGCTGGATTGTAATTGGATTTAATGGATAGTCTATATGATCATATCGCAGCAGAAATACCATTTTTAAAGCTTGGTTATTTAGGACTAGAAGAAAGCCTTGTGATGTACCCGTTGCCAGGCTCACAGACAATTGTTCAATTTCAAGACGGCTCTTCTGATGAGCGTTTGCTATATGAGATTGCATACAAATCTAAAAGCCAACAAAAGATTGTCGATACTATGTGGCAACTGACTGAATTGTTGAGCCACACAGATAGCTTAAATGGCCAAGGAAACACCTTTCAGTTTATTAGCTTACAAGTAACCAATTTGCCGTTTCTGAACAATTTAGACCAGCAAGGATATTACACATATTTATTAGATTTTAGTGTCGAAGCCACTATTTTAGAAAAGGAGAATGTTAAATGAGATTTAAAAACGCATTACGCAAACACTTTGTTGCACCTTACACAGCAGGAGAAACAGCGGAATCAGTAACAGAGTGGTTGCTATTAGCTCAACATATTACGACCACTTCAAATGAGGCGGACGAAAATATCGAAGAACAAGCATATTATGATGGAGACGGTACACCAGAGGAAGATGTCACTAGCGTTAAAATTGGTAAGTCTTTTGAAGGGTTTGTTAACCGTGAAGACCCTGCTCAAGCTTTAATTTTAGGAATGGCAGAGAAGTTGGGTCACGATCGTAAGGTTTGGTACAAAGAGATTTCAGCGGACGGGAAACGTACTCGTCAAGGTTTAGCAACTGTTACAGCTATCAATGATGGTGACGGAGAGGCTTCTGAATTTGAAACTTTTGGTTGCACAATTAAATTCGATCGTTTGCCAGAGGTAATCGAAACACCAGCTCAATAGTAGGAGGCGATAACGCATGGGCGTAAAAATTCAGTTAAATACAAATACAGTTGATTTTGAATTAGGGGAAGTTGAAGTAACTGCTACTTACACCTTAGAAACAATCAAATTAGTAATGGCGAATAAAGAGAAGGTACAAGAAGACTTAAAACAAATTCAAATCGCTTTAAGTGACGCCGAGAACGTGAGCGAAGAAACTATTGACAACGCCATTCAAAGTTACTTACAAGGCGCAGAAGAAGCATTTAAACCAATTTTTGGAGAAGGTAGCTTTACCAAGGTGTATGAGAGTTGCCACGACATTGTAGCAACGGCAGAAGCGTTTAGTGATGCTATGGACTACTTGAATGACAAGATTGAGAAAGAAACTGCTCAAAAGAAAAAGGATAAACAGAAAAAATTAGCTAAATATAAAAAGTAGGTGGGTAAATGTTTAAGCTCACTGACGAACGTCCTATTGAACGTGAATACACGTTTGATGGGCGTTCGTTTTTTATTAAAAGAGATTTTAAAACTGCATTAAGAGTCGTGGAAGCGTTGCAAGATGATGAGTTAAACGACTTAGACAAGGTGGGCGTCACACTTGCGTTCTTTAGTGATATCGATGACTTCCTAGACGTCGATTACTTGTACTACATGACTGATGATGAAATTAAGGCTATGGCAGATTTAGTAAACGAATTGCTAACCGAAGTATTTGGCGATTTAGAAGCTAATCTAGAATATGACCTTGCGGGCAATCCAATGCCTACGGTAAAAAAAGACGCAAACTACGACTTCACTCATGACGCTGAATATATCTTTTCAAGTTTCGTACAAGCTTACAATATTGACTTGTTAAGCGCTGATATGACTTGGTTAGAGTTTAAAGCATTATTCCAAGGTCTACCAGATGACACGATCATGAAAAAAATCATTGATATACGTGTTCGAAAATTACCAACTGGCAAGGGAACAGGAAAAGAACGTAAGGCATTGATTGAAGCCAAGAGAGCTTACGCATTGCCAGGGACTGAATATGCAGACGATAGAGAGGAGGAAGATGATGGCGGATGGTAATGTACGAATAAAGTTAAGAATCGAAGGCGCTGAAAAGGCTGAAAAGACTGTACAGGGTATAGAAAGCAGCTTTAAAAGCGCAAGTAGGGTCATTGGAAATACCATGAACGATATTGGTAGCAGCATAGCCAATGTTGGCTCGCAAATGACCGCTGGTATCACACTTCCAATTGTCGGAGCAGTTGCAGCCTCGGTTAATGAGTTTGCTAAATTAGAACAATCAATCGGTGGTATTGAAACGCTATTTAAAGATAGTGCTCAAACGGTCATCAGAAATGCAGACAGTGCTTTCCAACGTGCAGGAGTATCAGCTAATAACTATATGGAACAAGCAACTAGCTTTAGTGCGACTTTACTACAAGGTTTGGGTGGAGATACTGCTAAGGCTGCTGAATACGCTGATAAGGCGATTGTAGATATGTCTGATAATGCGAACAAGATGGGTACTGATATCGGAATGATTCAGCAAGCTTATCAAGGTTTCGCAAAAGACAACTTTACTATGCTAGACAACTTAAAACTAGGTTATGGTGGTACTGCAACTGAAATGGCTAGATTAGTAAACGAATCTGGTGTTCTAGGTGGCTCATTTGAAGCGACCGCAGAAAATGTTAAAGACATACCATTCAACACACTAATTGATGCCATTCATGTAACCCAAGAAGAAATGGGCATTACAGGAACTACCGCAGAAGAAGCTAGCGAAACGATTTCGGGTAGTTTCCAATCTATGATAGCAGCAGGGCAAAATTTGCTAGGTGGGCTATCTCAACAAGGCGCTGATGTTGAAAAGCTAATGGATAACTTTGTTGAAACCGTGAAAATTTTTGCTGACAACGTTCTAGGTGCTTTAGAAACACTTTGGGATAATTTACCGATACCAGATTGGGCTAAGTGGCTAATTGGCTTAATCGCAATCGCTGGACCAATTTTAATGATTGTTGGTAATATCATAATCTTTCTAGGTAATTTAATCACAGCAATCGGTATTGTGGGTAGTGCCTTTACAATTGTTGCTGGTTTAATTACAGGACCAATTTTAGCAATCATAGCTGGCGTGTTAGCAATCGGCGGTGCATTAGTATATCTATACAATACCAATGACGAGTTTAAAGCCAAGGTAGAAGAAATATGGCTAAATATCCAACTTATTTTCGAAGAAGTAGTGGGTATTATTTCTGACTTGGTGCAAGGAACGTTTGAAATTTTGTCAGACTGGTGGGCGGATAACCAACAAACTTTCTACGACATTGTAGATAGAGTCTGGTCAGCAATATCCGACTTCTTTGTTACGGTCATGGGTGCAATTTCAGACATTATCAATGCGGTTTGGCAACCTATTTCAGACTGGTTTCAAACAAATCAAGACGAAATTTTATCAACCGTTGATACGGTGTGGAACACAATTGGCGATATATTTATGAATGTGCTTTCCAATATTGCAGACGATATTGAACGTACTTTTAATATAATTGTTGCAGTCATTGAATTTGCAATGCCATTTATTGAACGCATAATCACTTTAACAATGGACATCATCTTACAAGTGATTAGCATAGTCATGGCAATTATTCAAGGTGACTGGCAAAAAGCTTGGGAAGAAATCAAAGAAACAGCTCAAGTAATTTGGACAGGCATTAAAGATATGATGATAATGCTATGGGATAGTGTTAAGGACTATTTCTATGATCTATGGGAAACGGTCAAGGAAACGACTATTTCAACGTGGGAAGGCATTATAACGTGGTTTCAAGAATTGCCAGGAAAAATTATGGAAGTGTTTAATTCCATTGTCGAGAGTGTTGCTAACTGGATAAGTGAAATGGCTACCAAAGCACAGGAGTTTGCTACTGAATTTGGCGACAAGATTAGTCAATTCTTTTCAGAATTACCATATAAAATTGGATTCGCCTTAGGATACGTTTTAGCCACAGTTGGTCTATGGGTCATTGAAATGGGTGCTAAGGCGATTGAAGTCGGTACTAATTTTGTGAACAATGTCGTGACTTGGTTTCAACAATTACCTAGCAGAATACAGACTTGGTTGGCTAACACCTATAACAATGTAGTTGCATGGGTAGCTAACATGGTTTCAAAAGCTATTGAAGCTGGAAGTAATTTTATTAATAGCGTTGTGACGTGGTTTCAACAGCTACCTAGTCGAGTGCAAACGTGGCTATCTAGTACAATCGCAAGGGCTCAAACGTGGGTGTCTAGTATGGGCGCTAAAGCTACACAAGCGGGATCTAACTTTATTAACAATGTAATAAACTACTTCCAGCAACTGCCGGGACGTATTCAACAATGGTTATCAAACGCTATTAGTCGTGTAGTTCAGTGGGCTAGTCAATTAGCTAGTCGTGGTAGACAAGCCGGGCAAGACTTAGTAAATGCAGTAATGAACGCAGTAAGTTCATTGCCAAGCAAAATTGCAACTGCTGGGAAAAACGTTGTAGAAGGATTTTGGAATGGTATTCAATCCATGGGGTCATGGATAAGCAGTAAGGTTTCTGGGTTCTTCACGGGCATTGTAGACGGTGCGAAAGCTGCCTTAGGTATTCATTCGCCATCGCGAGTTTTCCGTGATGAAGTAGGTAAATGGATTCCGTTAGGTGCAGTAGAAGGTATTGAAGGCGAACAAACGAAGCTAGATACTGCTATTGAGCATTTAGTTAAATTGCCTAAGGTTGATAACTTGATACCGAAAGTCAAAACGCCAGCAAGTTATGCAAGTGGCAATGATACTGTGTATGAGTACAACGATACTTATGACGATAGCAGAGTAATTGAATTGCTTGAAATCATTGCCCAAAAGTCACTAGATGTATATCTAAGTGATAAAAAAGTTGGGGAAGGAGTAGCCCCAGTTATTGACAAAATCTTAGGTAAGTACAGCAAACAAAATGATGGAAGGGTGGCTAAACCATGGTAGTTAAAACTAAATATGATTACGGTGTGTGGTTTAATAGCCACCACTCCACAGAATTTTATTTGGATGTAATCGAAAAGGTAATTTCATTTCCAGAGAAAGATAAGAATGTCGTGCCAATTCCGATGACAAGCAAAACATATGATTTTAGTAGTTTCTATGGCTCACAGCCTTACAAACAGCGAGAAATCAAATTAGTGTTTCTAATTCAAAATTGGCAAGATTTGACTAAGGACGCTTTATATAACAAGTGGACGGTTGCGGTTAACTGGCTAATGCAACCTAACGGGCTAACGACGTTGGTTGACGACATCATGCCACAGTATCAGTATCGTGTAGAAGTGCAGAAAGCTCCCGAATTTAAAGAGGCGAGAACGAAAGGTACGTTGACCGTATATTTCACGGCTTATCCATTCAGAATTGATATGTTGCCAGAGGGTCATGATCTAGTTGCTTTTATGAATTCCAATTTAGACGTACGACAATATACCAACTTTGAATTCAAATCAAATTGGAGTAATTTCAAGCAATTAAATGTTGGTGATACGGCTACTTACGGGGCATGGGCTACTCAATACTATGACCCTGACAGTTCAACAGGCGGTGGCGATAGTATCACGCCTAGCTTGCACGGATATACTTACGAGATTGTCGATAAGATTGTAGTTACTAAATCAGAAAATCGCCCATCACGATATGCTTACAAGTTGGCTAATCATAAAGATTGGTTACTTGAGCAAGATATTGTACAGGCTCAAACTGAATACCTAGACATTATTTTGGTTAATAACGGTATTAATGAGGTGGTGCCAAAGGTTACCACTAGCCACAAAGTTACTATTGTTCGAGGTAATGAAATTTATAATCTTATGCCGGGGGTCTATGAAACAGAACAATTTATGCTTTATCCGGGAGAAAATGCAATGCAGTTGTATATCCCTAATGTCAATTTGAATATTGATTTTAATTTTCATAAGGAGTTGATTTAGCGTGTATTTAGTAAATATGTATAATGGCGCTAATGAAGCTCAAAGCACGACAATTCATTCATCTAGAAGTGGTGTCATTAAATTAGTAGACGGGATAATTAATCAAGAGGTTAATAAAATTCCGTCTTTTTCATTTGGTTTTTTGCCTGACAATCCAGCTTTTGGCAACATACTGCCTTACAAGACGACTTTTGAAGTATTTAACATGGCAACTGGTCAGTATGAGTTTATAGGGCGAGCGACCCGTCCTGATGAGTCAATGGACGAAGACTTAACCTTTGCTACTGAATGGGAAGCAGAGGGGCAGCTTGGCTATTTAAAAGATAGCATGCAGCCTCACTTTGAATTTAGAGGAACTGTTGAACAAGCCTTTAGAATGCAGGTTGAAAATCACAATAGAATGGTTGAGGACTTTAAACGTTTTGAGGTTGGTGTGGTTGAAGTAACTGACCCTAACGACTACCTGTATTTCTATCTAATGCAGACGGAGAACACTCTTGACAGCATTCAACGCACGTTGATAGACAAGTTAGGCGGAGAGTTAAGAATACGCCATGAGAACGGCACGCGCTATCTTGATTACGTTTTAATTGACGGAGATGTCGGCAATGCTGAAATACTAATCAAAAAAAACTTGCTATCAGTAAGTAAGTCAATTGATGTGACAGATACAATTACAAGATTAGTACCGCTGGGGAATAGAATTGAGTCAGAAGACGAGCAAGCAACTGACGCAAGTCAGAAGCGGTTAACAATTGCTAGTGTGAATAACGGAAAAGATTATATTGATAGTGATGACTTGATTAGCTATTACACAATCAGAATGGGAGCTAAAGTGTGGGACGACATCAGTACACCGCAAGCTTTAATGACCAGTGGTCGCAATTGGCTAGAAAATCAAAGTGATATTTTAGCTCAATATGAAGTTAAAGCGATTGATCTTGGTATTAAAGACCCGACACTTGATCCTTATATTTGCGGGTGGTTTTACCGACTATACAACCCTTACATGCGAATTGATGAAGTTTTAAGGATAGTTAAAAAGCAAATTGACATTAATTCTCCTCAAAATGACAAAATCATGATTGGTGATATTATCAAGTCAGCGACAGAAATTGACCAAGAATTACGCAGACAAAATCAAATGGCATATAGCATGTTAGAGTTAGAAAGAACTAAGCTTGAAAGAGAAGTTAAGGCTGTAACGCTGACTGCTAAAACAATTCAAGAAGAAAATAAAGATTTGAAAGAAAATGTAATTCCTCAGATGAATAATAGCTACAATGACCTAAATAAAAGCTATAAGGATGTACTCGAACGACTTAAAAAACTTGAAACAACGGTACCACCAACACCACCAACAGACGAAAACGGCTACTCAACCACCAGAGTTTTTCCAGCTGATTACAGCTTAGAGGGCGTTAACTATTTCGTTCGTGAAGGTAAATCACCAGGCTCAATTGAGTACGATATGACATACGGTATGCGTGACGGTGTACTGCATAGCGGTCATGATATTGGTACTAATGGCGATAGAAACTATACAGCCCACGCAACGACTGATGGCGTTGTCCGTAAGGCTGAATTTATGACTGGCGGAATTGGTAATGCGGTGTATGTGGAACATACTGCTGACGGTTACTGGTCAAACTACATGCACTTGAAATCAATCAGTGTATCAGTTGGTCAGACCGTTAAAGCCGGCGACGTAATCGGTGTAATTGGTGGTACGGGCGGAGATTACGCACCGCACTTACACTTTGAGGTTAGTCCTGATGGTGTATTTCATTCTGGTGGGAATACTATTAATCCTCAACAATACTTAGGAATTACTGGAGATAATACGACAACGTTACCTAGACCAGTTTAACGCTGGTCTTTTTATTTTAATTAAAAGGAGCTGATACATTTGGCAGATGAACAATACATACCTTTAAGCGTACTTAGATCGTATAGTCCACATCCAGATAAATTGGATTTAACTGGACTTACTCAAGATGAAATTACTCACGGCATTAAGTCGAGTAAATTACCAGATTATATTCGATATAAGCAATACTTAACTGATACAAACGAGGCTTTAGCTCAACTAGCAGAAATGATTATCCAATTTGCGGTCAATTTAGGTTTAGACCCAGACCAAACTTTGGATTGGGCTAGAAAATTACAGCAAGCATTACCACAATCTGAGTTTGATAGTTGGGTAGCAACACTTCTTGATGGTGGACCATCTATTTTCATGAACACTTTAAGCGAACTACAAACGACTTACCCAAACGGAGCTGCAGGGGTCGCTTTGGTGCGAGAAACTGACCCAGCTAAGATATACGTTTGGAACGGTACAGCGTGGGAAGATTTTGGGGACTATCAAGGTATTGAAATTAAAGATGGTGCAGTTACGACTGAAAAGATTTCGGCAGATAAGTTAACACCTACCGTCATTAAAGACGTGCAACTTGAAACAGGTTACAATCTTTTTGTTAAAGACGATATTAGAACTGGTGGGTACTATCATTATCAAACAGGAGCTTGGGTTACTGATGCAAACTATATCTCAAGTGGGGTGATACCCGTTGTCGTTGGCGAAACGTACAAGGATAATAAATCGTATAATTGGACTTTCTGGGGTCTAAGTGGCAATTACATATCAGGCCAAGCAGGCGTTAATGAAGCTAAAATCACAAATACTAGCATAAGATACGTCCGTTTGGCTTTACTCGCTCCAAATCTAGAAAATGAAGTATTTACACTAAAATCATTATTTAATGAGGCATATTATGGTTTTGATAAAAATTTCATTTTGAAAGGCAGCAACTTACAAGACGTTGAAGTCATTCAAGCTAAATCAAATAACTTATTTGATGCAAGCACCGTAGAAAATGACGTTTTTTATAATTACCAAACGGGCGTTAAAACGAGCGACACGACAATGGCATCAAGTGCACCGATACCTATTGAAGTTGGACATACTTATCGGGATACGAAATCTTATAACTGGAGTTTTTGGGACAAAGATTTAAAATTCGTGTCGGGACAAGCTGGGGTAAAGGAAGTTACAATCACTAACCCCGTTATCAAATTTACAAGAGTTGCATTACCGAAAGTTTCTGTTTCTACCGAAATCGTAGGGGATGTTGCAGATTTCCCAATACGATACACACCACATTTGGTCGACGGTTACAAATTAAATGATAAATGGAAACTTGAAACCTCAAATATAGAAGGCATTGAAGAGTACGTTCAATCTAAACTCAAAACCTCAAACATCGGAGATATTGAGGAGTATATTCAATCTAAACTTGCGACTCAAAACGCTATGACTTTCGCTCAATCAATCGAATATCGTGCAAACGGAAAACCACTAGTAATACCTACTTACGATGGTTCTGGTCAAGCAGTACATCCTAAAGTGTTATATTTTGAAAACGGTTGGAACGGTTTCAGATATTGGATGGCAATGACACCTTATCGTGATACTAATGATTATTATGAAAACCCGTCAATTCTATGTTCAAATGACAGTTATAACTGGCACGAACCAAGCGGTATTTCCAATCCAATTTCTGGAGGTATTACAGGAGGGGCGCATTATTCAGATACGCATTTAGTTATGGTCGGAGATACGATGGAATGTTGGTATCGTTATAACCCTTCAAGACCAGATAATGTTTCACCAAATAACGATGTCAATTATGTTTATCGCCAAACCTCGACAGACGGCGTTGCTTGGTCAGAAAAAGAGTTAATTTTCGAATCTCAAACCGGTACGATACCGTATGTCAGCCCCTCTGTTATTTATGAAAATGGAAAATATCGTGTATGGCATCATGATTACAATGGGCGAACATACTATCAAGAATCTAGTGATTTAGTAGATTGGACTAGTAGAGTTACATGTACTTTAAATATTCCGAACGCAAGCACTACTAAATACGCTTGGCATAGCGATATAATCCATGAAAATGGTATCTATGAAATGGTTGTTAGTGTTCGTGACAGAAGTTTTAGTGACGAATATTACAGTCTTTTCTACATGATATCAAAAGACGGGATCAATTTTGACAAAGCTACTGAAATTATCAAACCAACTTTGGGAAGCGGACGACTTGATGATGAAAGTATATATCGTGCTTCAATTTTAAAAGTTGATGGTGCGTATAAGATTTACTACTCAGCCGATTCAACTAACCGTCAGTGGCACATTTTCTTATCGGAAGGTACTAGTCCATATACTTTGGTCGGAAGTGTATAGCAATCACGAAAGTGGTTGCTTTTTATTTTATTGAAAGGAGCGTGAGAAATGACATTAAAAGAGCGGGTAGTATTCTAACACTATAAGATCAACCAGACAATATGCTATATTATAGTAAAAGTTTGGGAGTGGGTTTTTTATGGACACAAGTGATCGGATAGCGATTGTAGCGGTAGGGATTTCAATAGTTACTGCTATTGTTTCAGGTATTTTTACTTGGAAAGCTAACAAAAAGGCTAAAGAAGCAAATGAAATTAGTCGTGGTGCAAATGAGTTGAGTGAAGAAGCTAACAGGCTAAGTATAGAAGCTAATATGATTGCAAAACGTTCTGAGTATAGTGATTTTTACTACTATATAAACGAAATACAAAAAGGAATATCAGATATTGATTTAAGGTTTAATAGTGATAATTTATCAGAAGCTATAGAACGAAACGGAGTATTAATTGATGAGTTAGAAAAAATAATTCAAACAAAATCTAGTATTAAAATTCCGGATAACCACTATGAGTTATTTGATGAAACTCTCAACACATTACAATCTATACAAACAGAATTCATAAAAATTAATTCTAACGAAGCACCACGAATGATTTTACATAGATCCGATGGAGATCATTGGTATGAAAATAAAGGGCTTATAAAGCATGAAATATCGAAAAGAATTTCATACTTAATGACCACATATATAAATATTAAAGGTAAATAAACTTACGAGACCACCACTAACCTGGTGGTTTTTTATTGTTTAAATTTAGAAAGGGGAGTGGAAGATGTTGGAAGGAAATTTAACGAATATCATCATCTATTATCATCAGGGGTTAAATAACCCATTGATATGGCTACTATCTGTGCTGGTAGTGAGCGATTTAATATTAGGTAACATCATGGCATGGACAACTAAAATTTACACGAGTAAAAAGGGTATAAGTGGTTTTATCAAACACTTTGGAATTCTTGCTTGTGTTTTTTTAGTATTACCAATGATTAACGCAGTTTTAGGCTCGAATGCTGTGACAATCGGAATTACTACTTATTTAGTTTATCTATATGTTATTAGTATTTTGGAAACTTTAGGAAAGTTGGGTATGAATATACCACCAGTCATTGCAGATAGACTTACACAAGTAGTTGAAAGTCGTTTGAAGATTGAAATCGAAGATAAAGATAAGAATAAAGTAGAAATGAGTTTAAAAGCCACTGAAGAAGTTGATTCAGAAGGAAAGCATATTTTAGAAATGAGTTCAGAAAACAAGGAGGATAAATAATGGCAGAAGAAGTTAAAACCGTTGAAGATTTAATGAAAGAAATTGAATCGCAAGAAGATGGTATTGTCAAAGACGGTAAAGGTACTGACCAAGACAATAAAGAGGAGGGCAAATAATGGCTTTAACAATTAAAAAGGACCTAGCGCCAACAGTAGCTGGAACGAACGGTTTTGGTAATAAAAACCAAAAACGTAAGGTAACCGTCCATTTAACAGGGAATCGTGGAAAAGGTGCGAATGCTAAGATGCATGCGAAACTGCAAAAAACTATCTATCCGGCGAGCTGGCACATTCAAACGGACGATAAAGAATCTATTCAATCATTTGAGTACTCATGGCAGTGTTATCACGCTGGGGACGGTGCTGGAGATGGTAATAAACATTCAATTGGTATCGAGGGATGCATCAACGTTGATGGTGACTATGTTAAGATGATTCACAACTTAGCGGAGACAGTTGCTATTGTTGTTCGTGACAATGGTTTAGATCCAGTTAAAGACGTTGTACGTCATTATGACTGGTCAGGTAAACACTGTCCGTCTCAAATTATGGATGGTTGGTATGGCATTACATGGCCTAAATTTAAGCAAATGGTGGTCGATTACTATAACGCTGGTAACACAACAGTTAAACCTGTAGCGACGTCTGCTGCTAAAGCGAAAACATCAGCAAATGGTATTGTCGAGAAGTATAGAGAAAAAGGAGTATTCTATCCTAACGAGACTATTATTGTTAGAGATAGACCTTCTACGAAAGGTAAAATCATTACCAAATATTATAGCGGTGAGAATGTAACTTACCATACAGTGCATAAAGGCAATGGCTACGTGTGGTTACAATATACACGGGCTAAAGGTGGCCAAGGCTATATTCCTATTCGCGAGTACTACGGTGGGTCAAATTACGGTCCAAAATGGGGTACGATTAAATAATTACAATTTTCAAAGGGTAGTGGACTTAGTGTCTGCTACCTCTTTTTTTTGTATTGAGCCAACTATAAATTATTAAATTTAAACAATATTTGTTCCATTTCTATAAGATATGTAGTATATTCTAGTTGATGTAACACTTAATTAAGGAGGAATGTCTTATGGCAGAGAAATATGTATTCGAAAATGCTGAACAATTAGCAAAACATTTAAAATTTTTGAATAATGATATTTCGCCACTTAGACTTCAGAAGTCACTATATTTCTTATTCGCTTTTTACGGAGCGTCATTAGGAAAATTATTCTTGGAAGACGAAGAAAAAAGCGTTGAGGGATTTTTTGAAGGAAGTGACGAAGAGAGCTTTCCAAAATACTTATTTCCAGATAAGTTTGAAGCATGGCAGTTTGGTCCAGTAATTCGTGAAATTTATAAACTTGAAAAAAATGACAGGATTGAGCAAGAGAAATGGGAGCCAGAAACTGATCAAGAAAAAACCATTAATCAATTAATCAACATGGTTTTAGATGAAGTTAATAGTTTAGGAGACTTTGAATTAGTAGATCGTAGTCATGAAGACCAAGCTTGGAAAGAAGCTATTACCGAAAAAGGTGAAGAGCCAAAAAATATGGACATGGAAATGATTGTTGATGGATATACAACGTCAATTTAGCCCTAATCTTAGAAGCAACGATCTAAGTTCATCGTCTTCATCATTAAAACATTACCAAGTTCTACAAACAGAAGATATAATTGACACCTTAAAATTAGATAAAGAAAAACAAGCAGAAATTGGAAAAGCTTTAGAATCTAAGTCTAATTATAGTAGTGCCGATATCGAAATAAATGATATAGTTTATGATTCTAAATGCTTGTATAAAACACAATTTACAAATTTTGTGGATTTAAAAGCAGATGCCCATTTAAAAAATTCAGTACAGTCATTAAAGAACGATCTAGATAAATTGTTAAAAGGGCTTGAAGCAGTTAATAAAGACTATAATTATAAACGTTTAAGAGAAATCTGTAAGGTATATGATTGGGACGATCTAGAAACTGGTGATTCTGAAGCACTAAATCTATTTAAATTTAGTGGAGAAAAGACTACTGTTCCTATTGGAAAAGGCTATGAATACAGTAATTCATTCAGAGTGTTTGTTGGTATTATCTGGGATGAAGAACATAATAAAAAGATAAAGGTTTTATTCTTTGACCCGCACCACCTTGCAATACCTTCTAAACATAATAACTTGTCTAGAGATGAAGTTCTGAAAAGAACATTTACTAGATGTAAATACAGAAAAGTGAATATTGGAGATTTATTTGAACTTCAATAGGCTCCTCAACCTAATCAGTCGGGATTTGAAATATCTCCCAACATAAGTTATATTATTTATGTGCTTCGCTCCCAACTTAGCACATTAAAAGCCCTTACTTCCTTAATCGGAGGTAGGGGCTTTTTTGTGTTTCCTGTTATAATATATTCGGTGATAATATGAAATTAATATCAAAAAATAAAGTAAGTAATACATTCAGCATACCTACATGGTTAAAATCAAAAGGCTACACCTCAAACTTCGACTATGCTAAGTTAACCACTTATGCTGGTAGTCCCGTGTATGGTCTATTTAGATTAATAGATGATAAATACATTACCTATGCAGTCGTGGTAATTGACGGGTATAGATATGTATTTGAGATGACCAAAGGCAGCAGGGATGTTGTTAGTGAGTTTGAGAACGAGATACTTAACTTCATTTGACATGTTTTTGAGTGTACTCAAGGCATGTTGAGACAGTGACACTACTTGAGAAGAAACGTTAGTTTCGCAGAAGTAGATCTCCTACCCATGCACGGATTTTCCAAGAAGGCAAGCAAAATGAGCAAGCTGAGTGGCTGACACATTGTATGTTTAATGGTATAATTCATGAGGGAACAAAGCGACTTTCATTTACAAGTTGTCAGTTAAGGAAACCTAGGTATTGATACCTAGGAGGAATTAGCGAAATAGACAGCTCTTTTTGTTGATTTTACTAGGTTATCTTTTATGTTTCCTCTAAATAGAGGGTATAATGTATTTGAGAGAAAAGAGGTGACAAGATGCAGTTAACGAAAACGATTAAAGTGCAATTATACCCAAGTGCTAGTGATATTGAAAAATTCGAAGAAACGCAACAACAGTTTTTAAACGCTTGTAATTTTGTTTCGACATATATCTTTGACCATGACTTTGAATTAGGTCAAACGACTTTGCACAACGCCTTGTATCATCAGATACGTCAGGATTTTGGGCTGCAATCGCAAATGGCCCAGTCCGTGATGCGTACGGTAATCGCGAGATATAAGACCGTGAAAACACAGTTTAAACAAAAACCTAAGCGTTATAAAGATATCCATACAGGTAAATATCATACGCTATATAAAGACCTTTACCATTTAACGAAACCCCTAGGGTTTAAGCAACCAGTAGCTGTGTTCGTACGTAATCGTAACTACGCTTATCACCAAAACAATACCTATTCACTGACGACCAATCAAGGACGAATTAAAGTGTCTTGTGATAAGCAACATATCGATTATCTTCAACAATTTAGCCAGAATGCTTACAAGTTCGGTCAAGCTGAATTACTCTGTCGTAAGGGTAAGTGGTTCTTACACGTGTCCGCAAGTAAAGAGATAGACAGCCCAGATGAAACTAATATTCAACGGATTGTAGGCATTGACCGTGGTTTAAGACAGATACTAACTATTGCGGATGATACAGCTCATACTACCTTCTATTCGGGTAAAAGCTTGATGAAGAAAAGACGGCGTTTTAAGAAATTGCGCCAGTCCTTACAAGCGAAGAACACCAAATCAAGTCGTAGACGCCTTAAAACAATTGAAAGACGAGAGAACCGCTGGATGAATGATGTGAACCATCAATTATCAAAGACACTCGTTGACCGATACGGGGCCAATACCTTGTTTGTGGTGGAAGATCTTACGAACGTTACTTTTAACACGACTCACCACCGTAAGCAAGATGCACGGTATGAACACCATTCTTGGCGATTCTTCGATTTTGAAGAAAAGTTAATGTATAAAGCTTTAGAAAGTGGTTCGCAAGTTTTAAAAGTATCCGCACAATTTACGTCCCAACGTTGTCCGAAATGCGAATCAATTGATAAAGCTAATAGACAACAAGATAAGCACTTGTTTACTTGTCAGAATTGTGGGTATCAATCAAATGATGACCGTGTGGCAGCTATCAATATTCAAGAATTGGGTCACCGATATCTGTCGAGTGAGAAAAACCCACGGTTTGAAAAAGTTGTGCCAATACAAAATTATTAAACATAAAACAATATTCGGTAAGTAGTGTCTACAGACCGCTTACTGATGGGGTGCCAGTCAACCATCCCTTAGTGTCTTTAAACGGTTGGAGATATTATATCGTTTGTACAACCACCATGTTTAGGACAAACTCTCTGTTTTAACAGAGAGTAGTTGATAACTTACTCAAAAAATGAGGTCAGAATCATTCAACAACGATTCTGACCTCTATCTTTTTAAATTAAAATATTATATGCAAATCTGGAACCCACTCTAAAACGCCCAAATTACTGTTTTATCAACTATTCAAACACTTTTATTTAGCTATAACTGTCAAACGAAAAAGGAAGCTCTTGCGGTCAATCACCACAATCACTTCCTTTATTATTTACCTT